CTGCCCATGCATTTGCATATGCGCTGGGATACACATCAAACTTTTTCTTTGCCTGAGCAATGCAAGAACTCCATTGTTTTGGATTCTTTGGTTTGTTTTTCTTTTCTTCTTTTAATTCTTTGCCTTCTTTTAACATTGTGCTAACTGGCGTTGAGCTCCATGTTTTGCATGCCCAGTAACGGGCTTTCCAACGCGGTCCCGGTGTATCGCAATTATGGCGAGCTCTGAAGTTTCTTCTGCGGTCAGGATCATCCCGCTTGATTTCCATGTTAGGATCACCAAAGTTTACTTTGACAACATTACCCTTATCATTCTTTACATAAACTTTGTATTTTTTGACATCACCGCGCATAATCTTATTCAGCTTTACTTTTTTCTTTTCTTCTTCATAAAGCTCTAAATTTTCACCAAACTCTTTGGTTTCAAATCCCTCGGTGGTATCAACAAATCCCATTACGGTGTTTGGTTCAAAAGATTCAACCAACTGGCATCCGTTTTCATCTGTCATTATAATATTCAACAAACCATCTTTTTCTTCAATCAAATCTATATTAAACATTTTTCCCGATTCAGAAATAACTAAATCGAAAGGAAGCAGTTCATTGGCTTCGATGGTGCTAAATTCAAGTGGAACTACGTTTGTTCCCTCAACAATAAAAGTATCAAAGGCTTCTTTTAGTTTTTTGACACCGGTATCAACAAATACTGGTTTCTTTCCTTTTCCTTTGACATCTCCTTTATCGCTTCTACCCGCCTTTTTTTGGGCTACTCTTTTTCTGCGAACAAAAGAAGCAATACCTTCTTTACCTAACTTCTTTGCTTTTTGTTTGCTAAGACATGCTGCATAAGCTTCGCCTTCTTCGGCATCGCCACACTTTCCAGCTCGTTCGCCTTTAGTGTTATATCTATCCCAGCCCGGACCACCGCCAGCAGATTCTTTGTTGAACCATTTACCAAGCCCGGACTTGGCGTATACTTTTTCGGTGATGAGCTTTACTGTCTTAGATATCATTTCCAGCTTCCCTTATTTTGTTTTTCACCTTCTTTGTGTCCATTATCAGATCTATTCTTAGATTTATTTCGAACACGTAGATTATTTATGCCTTTTGAACCACCGTTTCTTAAAGGCTTTTTGTGATCGATGTCTTTACCATCACCTTTGCGAACTTTGCCTTTTTTAATCATAAGTTCTCTGGCAGCGGTTCGGGCAGCTCGTTCTTTTCTTTGCTTTGGTTTGCCGTGGTAGTTCTTATATTCTTTCTTGTAATCTCTTTCGTATTCTTCATCAACTATATCCATAAAATTATGCATTGTTTCCGGATTTTCTAGAACACGGACCATTACTCTTTCATAGAGTCTTTTTAGAATACTTTCATAATTGAGATCTTCAGTTTCTTCAAGAAGAACAGAAGAACCACCTTCAAAAAGATTTCCTTCTTCTGGAGTCAAAATTCCAGATCTAACCATACTGGTCAATACAAAATTATTTGTCAAAGCTTCGATAAGAATATCGTTGACAAATACCTCTGCTTCACCCAACATTTGGGTTGTGATCTTTTCATTATTTTCTACAGGTATCTTGATTGTTTTCTTTCCAATTCTTACGTAGTTGTATTGAACTGCGTTAAGATCTTTAGGAGAGAATCCCGGCAACAAGCTGGCATTCATGGAAATGTCATTGTTGTTTATCATATTTTGAACAAGCAATTCCATTGGATTGATTGTCTTGATATCAACCAAAATATCTTTTAAAGAAGACTTGTTTTCTTTTGCTTCAACGATTGCTGTAAACTTTTTCAATTTTTCCGCAGAAGAAGTTTTATAACTTCCTATATTCGATGTGGTCATTACGTCCTTTGCTGGTTTGAACTCAAGATCCACACTTTGTGCAATTTCATTAAAATAATCATCACTCATTGGAAATACACCATTGACTGTGACAAGATGATTGGGTGCCATTTCAGGTGGAACAATGTTGTCTCCTCTTATAGCCGACTTCAAAAGAATTGAAGCAATGGCGGTTTTGAGGGGTGACTTTTCTGAAGATTTGGCACCTTTCAGGAGTGACTTGCCTGCAGTAAGCCAGTTATCCTGATAATTGCTTAATGATGCTGCTGGATTCAAATTACCATTTTCATCGATAACTGGTCCAATATCATTTCCTTGAGAATCTTTTAATTTTAATGATTGTAATTCTTTGACAAGTTTTTCATCCTTTAATATAGATGGAAGCATTTCATCTGGTATTAAAGTAGTTGAAAACTTTGATGTAAGTTCCGTTCCTTGTTGCATGAGAGCAGAAAGCTTTGGATCATTTTGTATCATCTCTGGGCTGCTCATTGCCTGCATTAAAGCATTTCCAACCAAGCCTTTGAATGACTTGTTTGACTGATCAAATTGATTTGTGGAAAGTGCAATTTCACCACCTGCAGAAATCTTAAATTTATAATTTCCACATTCCATGTCAACAGAGCCTTCAGAGTTAACTCCTTTTGTTCCGCTCTCTACATTAGAAACAAGGTTTTGAATGCAATCGTCACCGATCTGAGAAAGAATCTTCTTAGCCGTGAAGAAAGCAGTTCTTGTAAATTCTGTCGCAGTTGGAGCCACAGCAGAATAAGTTTGCATTTCTTGTTCACCAGCACCGGCCTTAATCTTTGCCAAAAACACCAAAGCATTTAAGACTTGTTGGTTGTATGGCAAATTAGAAATAGGACTGATATTGAACTTGACGCTGAGAGCTTCATAGCTCATATTGTCAAAGTCAACATTTGATGGTGGTTTGCGCAACATCTTGAAATATTCTTGACGCATTTCAAGAGGCATTTGTGAAAGTTGAGCACCATCCATTTGAGACATGGCCTTGAAAATATCTTCCTTGGAAAGACGTTTTCCTTTTCTTGGTGATTCTTCTTGATCTTGCTCAGCTGGCTTTTGTTCTTTTTTGGTTTCCTTCTTCTCTTCCTCTTTGCCCTTACCTTCTTTCTTAGAAGGCTCTTTGGTCTTTACGTCACCAAACAAAAGTTGAGATGCGCGAGTCTGTTCAAACTTTGGATCTTTTGTTGCTTGTTGAGCTTCTTCTATGCTTAGGCTTTCTTTGCTTAAAAGCTCATGTCTACCCTTGTCATAGGAATCTTTAAAAATTAATTGAACCCGACCACTACCAGTTCTAACTAAAATTACTTCTTTAATTAGCTCTTGCTTGGACTTCTTTTCTCTAGGAATCTGCTTGGCTCTTTCAGCGCGCTTGCGTGCAGCATCCTTGGCCTTGTTATCGGTTGCGGTTGATTTTAGACGCTCTTTACGCATGGATTCGCCTGTTTTGGCTGTTTTATCCACGCTGCGAGCTTCGTCCAATTTTAGTATAAGATCGGTGAAGTTCATCTCAAATTATTTAGCCTTCAGAAGATTCATTATATTTTTCTAAAGGATTATATAGCTTTAAATTTTTATAAGTTTTGGCTTTTCCTACGGCTACTTTTCTTAAGTTTGCATAGTCTAAATTATTTACTTTGGCAAACTCGCTTAAATTTGGTATTTGCAAAATTTCATTGGTGTTGGTGTCTACCAGTGTTACTGCGTTAGTTATTGCAATTTTTTTATTCTTTTCTTTCTTTTCTTTTACATGTCCACCAGTAGTTTCTTTCACAGCGCGTATTTCAACTGCGGTCCATCCCTTATATGTCTTTCGCTTTCCATTTAAAAGTTCACATATTTTTACTGCGCTTAGACCGTTTTGTTTTCCAAATTCCGTCATATTGTCAAAGAATACTTTTTCACCAGTATCAGCTCGTTTTAGCCAATATCCATTCTTTTCATCTATTGGACTAGTCCATTGCCAATATCTTCCATCTTGCTTGAAGAAACCACCATTTTGTTGGACAAACAAAGCTCTAAATTTTGCAGCTTTTGAATTGTCATTCATTTGCTGCCAGAGCTTTGTTCCCCGAGTATTTACAGTCTCTTCTAAAGTTTTATTCTGCTGATAATGCATTTACTTCTCTATATTTTTTTATCAAATTAAAAAGATGTTTCACGTAATGCAAAGGCTTACCTTGAAACACCTGAAGAATACCATCTTCACATGCAATTATTATTGCAAAATTTTCTACAATTATTCCTGTTCTTTCTTGGAACATCAATGCATATGCCGTAGCCTGTGCAAAGTAATTGTCAATATCTTGCTTTCTTTTTTCTTTAGTGCTTGCTTTAAAATCTATGATAGACAATTTCCCATCATATTCTGCAATGCAATCCGTTCTTCCAGCTAAACCTAAAGTTTTTGACCATAGAGGGGTTTCAATAGCAATAATATTGTCTATCTTGTCTATTTCTGGCTTTGCTAATGCAAATAAAGATTTTTGCATGGAATGAACTTCATCCATGTTTATTTCTTCATTGTTTATGTAATTTTCAAGCAGCGAGTGGAATTTAGTTCCGCGAGATGTTACTCGTTTGCTTTCTTCTGGATTCTTGGCTCGCCAATTTGCAAAAAACTTTTGTTTTTCAAAACCAACTACAGTAGTAACGCTAGGAAAAGTTCCTTCAGGGGTCTCATAAAATCTTTTACCGTCTACGGTTACTTCTTTCAAAGAACCATTTAATACAGTAGGATTGTGAGTAAACTTCTTAAAATTGGATAACGACATGATAATTCACCTTATAATAACACATATATTTAACAGTGCCAGAATTATGGGGCGATTCGTAAAATGTTGGCCATTCTAGCCATACCCATAACATCACGCATTAGAGAGATATCTCTGCGCTCTACGCCACCGCGTTCTTCGACTTCACGCTGTCTTTCTTCTTCATCCTCACCGCCTCCACCACCAAAGGGGAATACTGGAGGAATAAAAGGAAGTTTTGGTGTACCTCTTGGTGGTCTAGTACGTGTGCCAGTTTTTGTTTGAGTTTTTGTTCCAGTTTTTGTCTGGGTCTGGGTTTTAGTCTGTGTCTGAGTTTGTGTTTGAGTTTGTGTTTGAGTTTGAGTCTGTGGCTTAGTTTGTGGCTGAGTTTGTGTTTGTGGCTGAGTCTGTGGAAGAGTCTGGGGCCTAGTCTGCGGTTGTGTTTGTGGCTGAGTTTGAGGTTGTGTCTGGGGTCTTACACTAGGCTTAGTAGAAGGTTGAGTTTGTGGCTTAACACTTGGTTTTTGGCTTGGTGCTGGAACCGATGGTTTTTGTGTTGGTGCAGATGGTGTGCTTGGTTTAGGTGTTGTTGCAGGAGCCGGTGTTGTTGGAGTACTTGGCTTTGGTGCTGGTACCGTTGGTTTTGGTGGAGCAGCAGGAACAGTCTTGGGAGAGGGTGCTGGTGCAGGAACAGTGCTCGGAGTTGTTGAAGGAACCTGTGTTGGCACTGGTTGCTTTGGAACAGGAGTCAATGGGTGTGTTACAGGTGGCTTGAACTGGTCTGGATCAAACTCTGGTCTTGGAGCGTATGGTTTGGCTGGTGGCAGCTCTCCCGGCTTAGTCGAAGGAAGGGGCTGTGGTGCTGGCCTTGGTGCAGGTTTAGGTGTTGGGGCTGGTGCAGGGGCTGGTGGGGCCGGAGCTGGAGTAGGGGGCGGTGTTGGGGCCTGTGCTGGTGGTTGACCCGGTGGAGGTAATGGCTTTGGTTGTGCTGGTGCTGGTGTAGCAGGCTTGGGAGCTTGTCCGGGCTTCCAGAACGGTCTATTTGGATCGAACTGTGGAGTAGGCTGGAAAGGCTTTGCACCGGGGAGAGCAGGTTTTGGTAATTGATACGGAGAAGTTCCGGGAACAATTGGTCGAACAGAAGGTCTTACTGATGGCTTTACAGCTTTTGAAGCACCTTTTGCTACAGCTTTTGCTGCGGTACGAATTAAAGTACCAACAAACTCATTCAAATTTTGTTGATAGCGAGCTTCTAAAATTTGATGAATTATTGGGTTTAATTTTTTCATTACATTCCCTTGCGGCGGCTAGCTGCTCTGGCAATTCTCTCTTCCATCTCTGCTTTCTTTTGGGCTTCTTCTTCAGATTCCTCTGCAGCGTTTTGAGCCATTTTTGCTTGGTTACCACCAGCAACTCCGGTAGCCTTTGTATTTAACTGTTCTGAAGATGTTCCTTTTCCTGTCATCTTTCCATATATATCATATATTCCTTTGCCCATGACATCGGAAACTTTAGTTCCCTTTTCATCTACTTCAATATTTGAAATTGCTTCGCCAGCCTTATAGCCACCATAAGCAGCCAAGCCAGTTAAAGCTCCTGTTCCTGCAGCTACGCCAGCAGCCTTTAGACCAATAAGACCACCACCTTTGAGAGCAGTTCCTGCTGCAGCAGCAGCTGTACCGAAGCCTGCACCACCTAAAGCTTCACCAGAAATATCTCTTGCAACTTCATTTTCAACACCAGCAACATCCATGGCTGTGTCCGAAATTCCTCTTCCAACTTGATAACCTACCATTCCTGCGCCAAATCCTGCAACACCTCTTCCTATACCTTTGGCAACATTAATTGATTTTTGTCCTACGGATGGTTTACCAGATGGTGGTGTTACTTTTGCAGATCCAGCAGCAGGTTTTTGGGGTTGTTGTGACTGTGTTTCTTTGGCAGTAGGGGGAGCAGATTTCTTAGCTGCTGCAGCCTGTCTAGCTGCTTCGGCTTCCGCTTGTTGTTTACCTTGCGCAGCTTTTCTCATTTCTTCTGCTTTTTGTTTTATATAATCATCAAAGCCTGCTTCACTTGGTCTTGGAGCTCTTCCTGCTGATGGATTTGGTGCAGATTTTGGAGTTGGTTTTGGTTCTGCTTTTGGTTCTGGTTTTGCTTGTGGCTTAGGTTCGGGTTTTGGTTCTGCTTTTGGTTCTGCTTTTGTTTGACCTTTAGCTTGTCTTGCTTTTTCTCTTTTATTTTTAAGAGTTTCACGCATAGAAGCAGCTTGTTCTGGATTTTGTGCATTTCCAGAAACCCACGCTTCAATTTGTTCGTCGCTCATTCCACTTATATCTTCACTTAGAATTGTATATAAAGAAGAAAGAATTTCATATTTTTCTTGTAATTGAACAAATTTATTATAATAAAGTTTAGTTATTTGGTCCATTATTAGATCCTATAAGTTTTTGGAGCTGTTTGTGATGTAGATTGCGTCTTAGTTCCAGTTTGGGTTGCTATTTTTGTTTGATCTTCTTTTCTTCTAACTTCATCAGCTCTTTTAGCTAGATCTGCAACAACTGAACGATTTTCTGCTTCCTTGGCTGCTTTTTGTTCTGGGGTTCTGAATTTGATTTCAGCTTCTCTTTCAGCCATTCCTGCAATCTTCTCATCAGACATATCTTTTGAACCATCTAATTCTCTCTGAGCTCTTAGTCTATTAACTGCGATTGTTCCTCTGCCACTGGAAGATTGTTTAGACATATCAATCTGACCCATTCTAACGAGTCTTTCTTCAGCCTCTTGTTTTCTTTGTTGATTTCTATTTGCCCAATAGGATTTTCTTCCCTCAATAAACTTTTGTTTATCTTGATTTGATGGTGTTTGATTGGGCTTTGCTTGTTTGTCGCCAAAGATTCCGCTTTGACCACCCCTATTAGGATCGTTCATTGCAGCTATTTGTTCGGGGGTTTGTTGGGTTATGTCTTTACCAACAAATGTTTGATCACCTGAAGTTTGAGCTGGCTCTGAAACAGGAGTTGGTGCTGCTGGTGTTTCTTCAGCTGCAGCTGCTTGTGTTTCTTCTGGAGAAGCTATTTGTGTATCAGGTACCCAAGATGGTTTTGGACTGTATTGTCTTCCAGAACCTGTTGTTGTAACTTCTGGGGCACCAGTTTCTCTACGCTCTGCTTCGTCTGCAGCAATTTGGTTAAGACCTTCTTCTCTCTTTAGTTTACCAGCCAATTCACGCATTTTCATTTGCTCTGGTGTGAGTGGAACACCGGGCTTAGTAACTTGGTTTTCAATTTCTTTTTCTAGATCGGCTGAAGTTAGACCACTTCCGCCTGCAGATTGTTCAAGATCAAACTGATCTTGGCTACGGGACATAGCAGAACGAATTTTATTTTGTCTTGATTTTTCTTGTGATTGATCACCAGACATCGTTTTAGACGGAGGGAAAAAATCTTTGGCTTTAGCTGTCAATCCGCCTACCAAATCGTCCCACCATCCTTCATTCAATGATCTGAACGGATTTGTGTCCATGTTCTTGGTAAATGCTTTGCATTCTGGCTTAAATCTTTTTTCATTATTTTGAATTTGATCTAATGCTTGACGAATGCCATTAACTGTGTTAGAATTACTACCGTTTGTTGATTGTTTGTAAGGTTTATTCTGTTCTAAGATAGTCTTTACACTATCAACAACTCTAGAAGGTTTATTAACATTCTCGTTAATTTTCTTCTTTGAGGACATAAAATCCTTGACTTCCCAATAAAATTGTCTATCTTGTTTTTTATCCATGGCTGTAAAATATTTAGATTTTCATAAATACTTAAAAGGTATGAAAAAGCAGGTTCTCTTGCTAAATCAAGATAGTACACCGCTCAATATTATCACTATCTCTAAAGCTTTTAAGCTAGTTGCCAAAAATAAAGTTTGGATAGATGATTCCCAAGAATGCTATGAGATAGCATCAGTATCAAAAATTATTAAAATTCCAAAGATTTTAATACTAAAATATTACGTAAAATTGCCCTATAAAAGGGCCAGCGCAAATAGAAAAAATATCCTTAGAAGAGACAATTATTGCTGTCAATACTGTGGTATTGATTTGTGTGATAAAACTGCTACTTTGGATCACATCATTCCAAAATCCAAAGGCGGGGCATCTAATTGGGTCAATCTTGTGACAGCATGCAAAGATTGCAATCTTTTTAAAGGAAACAAAAGCCTAAAAGAAGCAAAAATGCAACTTAAATCAAAGCCAAAAGAACCTTCTTATGGATTTTTGTTTGACCAGATGCTAATTAGTTTTAGGAAACCTTAATATGCCGAACTATTCATTCAAATGTGATTCTTGTGACCATTGTTTTGAGTTATTTTTAAAAATGAGCGAATCTGACACTCCATTAACGGAAAAGTGTCCAAATTGCAAAAAGAAAAAAGTAAGAAAAGATTGGTCAGAACAAAAAAATTCTATCGCATTGGATACTACTCTTTCACCAACAACCGTAAATGGTGGTGCTTGGAAAGAAGTAATGGATAGAGTTAAGTCAAATGTTCCAAAAAGATTCCACGATAAACTTGACTATTCTTCCTCAATGAAGGGGGGGCGTTATGTTAGGTAACATCGCCTTCAATATAAAATAACTGTCAACTATATCTGTTATAGGATTTGACAATGTTTTTTGACCAAAGACCGAAACCAAATCGGTCTTTGTTTCTTTTGAAAAACAATCATACATTGCCTGTTTATCAGCATTTCCTTTTCCCGTAGCCATCTTTTTTGCTTTTGATGGTTCAATTATTGTTACCGGTATGGCAGCTTTATATAATTTGTGTTTAAATATTCCCATGTTTTCTGCTAAATTGAATACCCTACCTGTTGCGTTGAATGCATAACCTTCTATTGCAACATCGGACGCCCCGATACACAGATTTATAGCCCAGTCAGAAATGCTGTCGAATCTATCTACATCTGCAACATAATCTTGAAAAGATTCACCTGTTATGTTTGGTAAAATTTTATCAGCATACTTTTTTGTATTAGTAAGATAATAAAAAAAACAATTTTCAAATTTAAATTCTCTGCGCTCGTCATATAGACATAAGCACGGACACGATATTGAATAATCTACACCTATTAGCATGTGGTACATCTTTCAGTTATTTATCTGAATATGTATACCACGGCCAATCACACAAGTCTTCTTCTTTTATTACTTTATCAATCCATTCGTAATAAAAGTCCAATCTTGCCGCGCCATTATCTATAATTTGATTGGTTAGTTTATCCTTTTGGAAGAAGTTAATTATTCCGGCCAACTTTCCGCCGTCCTCAAAAACTGCACCGCCAGAATCCCCATAATAAACTGATCCACGAATAGCAAGCATTCTCATTATTCTCCCATAATCTTCAATTAAACTTCCATAATAAGAAACGATTCCCGGATGACTAACTTTTTTGTATCCTAAACTCCAACCCACAGTAACAAGTTCTTCTCCCGGATTTAATTCATAAAAATGTCTTAGTATTTCTGCAGGAGGTTCTGCGCAGTCTTCCTCCAAGATACACAACGCTAAATCATTTTTTATTGAATTTACATCATAACCATCCAATAAAATTGCTTTAGTAATTCTTATTAGTTGGCCATTTTGCGTTAAAAAATATTGTGGTTTTTCTTCCGGCATCACAATACAATGTTGTGCAGTAAGTATAACTCTAGGATGTATAAGTACTGCTGAACCCAGTATATCGGCTTTGCCGTTTACTAATGCTCCTACACAGGAGTAGCGGTCGTCCTCAGCATATTCGATGGAATCGTACTTAGATGAATCCAAAAGAAACGCGGGGACTTCCGCTACTCCTTGTGTTTTTTCCTGTTC